GTTTTTGTAGGCCCAACCAAGGCGCGGCATGCGCCACGATCATAGCTCAAAGCTCAAAGCGATGCGCCACACCCGCGCGCGCCAGCGTTGCTCTCGGTGTGTGTGATTTCGCGGTAACGCAACTATCAACCGCAAACAATTCTCTTGAATATATTTGCGGTCGATAACATAAAACACACCAAGAAACAAAAACTGAAAGGAAAGAATTATGACCCCCCTAGAAATCATGTCCGACTTTGTTGGCGCGATCTTAGTGATCTTATTGCCTCTGGTTTTCTTGATATTTTGAAAGCCTAAGATGGGTCGGCTTGGTCTGACCCCTCACCCTCATCCTCATCGACATCAATCGCCACGCCTTCGATGGTTTCCATCACGGCCTTTTCGGCTTCGCTGCTGATCAGTGCTGCGGCCTGACTATGCAGGTCTTCGATCCGCAGGGTCACTGTCGCCTCTTTCTGGCGCACGTCGTATTTCTGGTTCAGCTTCCCGGCCATCCACTTATCGGTATCGACCTGAAGGCGTGCGACGTTGACGTTCTCGCTTGTCGCGTTCTGCGCTGTCTCCACGGCGCGTTGCGCATACGAATGGCCTGCTTGCATCAAGGCTTGATCATATCGCGCTCTGCGCCCTTCGACGCTGTCCACCCACCTGTACCAAGCCCGCCATCCCATGCGCCATTTCGCCAGCATGGTTCTGACGGCTTCGCCGCTCAGTATCCTATCAAAAATCACATCCTCCCCGATCTCTTCGAGTTGTCTCACGCGTTCAAGTGTAATCTTGCCCATATCGTTGCCCTTTCAGCATCAGTTAAATTGGCCGTTTTTCCCACCGACTTCGCCCACCCCCCACGGGGCGCTTCAGACCCTCGGTGCTCGGTGCCCAGTCTTTTCAACTCCTCCTTCTATATATTTGTACTGTACGAACTCCCCCTATTTCTACTCTATACAATTCATTACCCCTCTACCCAATACTTAGTGAGCACTAAGCACTTTTATATATATTTAATAAAAATAAATAAATAAAATAAAGGGTTAAGTAGGGTGCCCAGTGCGGTGCCCAGTGCGGTGCCCAGTAGCAAAAATGCCTCTTTTTAACCACTAGGCACCCACCTCTGGACCCCAAGCCCATCAAAACGGCACGTCTTTGAAGTCCGACGACCCCTCATGCCACCCCCTAACTGTCGCAATCGCCTCATCCCCGTTGCACTCGGCACCGCCTTTGAACCACACGCGATGCAGCTTTCCATTGATTTTGACACGCCTTTTGGCTGTCGGCCTATAGCCTAAATCCCGCAAGACATTTGCCACGACACGGCTCTGCGGCAACTCGCCCCCATCCATCTGCACACAGTTGTTGAGGTGTGTGAAATCGACGATTTTGTCAGTGATGATTTCGCAGGCGTGGTCTTCCAGCGCTTCCTCGACGGTCTGCCTGTCGTCGGAGACGTTTGCTTGGCGCATCTCTTTGAGGCCTGCCGTGATGGGCGCACGCCCGTGCGGATCGAAATCGGCTGACAGCGACTTGGCCCTATCCAACAGGAAGCGTCCGATGGCATCCACGCGTCGGGTGGTTTCGGAGAACAGGCGGTCAAAGTATTCGCCCGCTGCCTCGCGCCCACCGTGTTGGTCGAAGAGGTCTTTCTGTTCCCGGTGGCGTGTGAAGATGACGCAATAGCGCCTGTCGTTGTCGCTGATCGGGACGGCGTCGTGGTGGTTGGTTGTCATCAGGTAACTGGCGAAGTTGGGCGCGTGGTAGCGCGTGGCACCTTTGGGTTCGACTGCGATGGTGTCGTTGGAGATCATCGGTTTGAGTTGGTCGAGGACGCGCCACTTGTTTGTGCCGCTGATGCGGATTTCCTCAATGCCGATCAGCCTACTGCCGACAGCCCAATCGTTAAAGGGGCGTTCGACCATGGACGTGTTGATGACGGTGGCGTTGTGGCCCAGCAGCATCTGCATGACATTGTAGAAGTAGGTCTTGCCGTTCCCTTCGATGCCCCAGAGGAGCATCCCCCAGCGAACACGCTTGCCTGGGTTGGCGTAGACGTAGGCGAGGAAGTCCATGAGGAGATTGCCCTCGCGCTCGTCGGAGATCGTGTTGCGGACGTGCTGGATGAAGAGATCGACAACGGACTGACCATCGGTGTCGATCGCGCCGGAAGGCTGGGTGCCGCTGTCGTGGTAGAGGTTGGTGTAGGGCTTGCCGTCGGTGCCGCTGAAAAGAGCGGGTTGTCCGGGCCAGTATAAGCCGCGCAGCACGGTGGGGATTTGTACGACGTTGAGTGCGAAGTCCGCGGCGTCTGTCTCGGCAGCGACGGCCTCGCTCGCGCGGTCGAACTTCGCGCGGAACGCCTCGCGGCGTATAGCGTAGTCCGACATGCTGGTATCTATGAAGACGCAGTCGGCCTCGCCGTAGACCCAGCCCTCAAGCCACGGCGGCGTCTCTTGGGTGGCACCATCTTCCCCGGTGTTGCGGCGGGAAGCCTTGATCGGCTTGAAAGACGCCTTGACCTCGCGCAGCCCCATGCCAGCGCCCTTGGCGTAGACCTCATGGACGGTCTTGGCGAGCAGGCTGCGGATGTCGGGGGATAGCTGGATTTCGTTGAGCGCCTGAACACGGCGCTTGAAGGTGGCGTACGTGGTGCGGTCGTGGACCTCTGCGGCTTCGTCTTCAAGAGACAAGGCTACTTCGCTGTCGGGAAGCACCTGCGCTGCCGCACCCAGCCCGCCTGCCTGCTTGATGACAGAAGCCATCGTAACGGGCCGGGACGATCCGCCAAAGCTGCGCCACTTCGTTTTCATTTGGCGGACATCGTGCTTGGGGGATTGCTCTGACCAGCGCAGCCACATGTCATAGCCTTCGCCTTCAGTCTGGTGGTAGATCGCCATGCCGACGCGCAGCCAATCGTCGTAATCCAGATCGTCGGCTGGGTGGTTCTCCAAGATCACGTCCACCTGATCGGGTGTCAGGTCGAGCGGCTGATTGATGATCGCCATGCTGAGATCATCGTCTTCGCTCTCGGCGTAGAACACGCCGCCCTGTTGCTCTGGCGAAATTTCGTCGGGGACGGCCCAGGTTTCGCCGCCCTGTGAGAAGGACCAAGGCTCGACGCCGTGGCGGTGCGAGGCCAAGAACATGATCTGGTTGACCGTGTAGGAACACTTGTCGAGGCCGTCCAAGCCGATCTGATTATAGATAGCGTCGATGACGGCAGGATATTCGGCTGGGGTGACGGCGCGGGACAGCGGCACGAAGATGCGGACGCGAGGTGCCTCAACCGTGTGTCTGAATGTACTGTACGCCGTGAAAGCCCCCTCGACGCCCAGCGCCAAGGCCAGTTCGATGTCTTCCAACGTCGTGCCGGGACTGAAGTTGTCGTAATCCAGCGTGGCAATCGTGCGGCTGGCGATGTTCTCGGCACGGCTGACCGTCTCGTCTTTTCGGATACCACCGACAATCGCGGCACGGCGGATGCTCTCTTCCTTGGTGGCGTAGCCGACAGATCGACCTGACACCTTCGCGAAATCGTCCCACGCCACTTCTCGCGTCTCGGCGTGGGCGAAATTTTTACAGTATGTGAATTTAACCATCATCTTTGACCTCCTCAGATCGGGGTGCTGCCTCACGCAAGCTGCCGACTACCTCTTCATAGTCAAAGCGATAGTGTCCGCTAGGCAGACGCAGCGATGGGATCAAGCCTCGGTTGGCGAGGTCTAAGACCTTGTGTTTAGACAGTCCGAGTTGCTCGGCCAGTTGGCTGGATCGCATCATATCGTGAACTTCCGTGTTGCATCGTGAAGAAATGTAGCCTAAGACGGTGTCTATCGCAACACCGGAGAAACCTAAAATGATTGAAGAAGTGCTGAAAGACTTGACTGAGGCGACCGACGAACTGCGGAAAGAGATCGAAAAGCTCACCGCTACCCTGGGTGCAGCGGCTGGCGCGGAGCCAGAAGCCAAGGTCGAGACGAAACCAAAACCAAAGCCCAAGGCGAAACCAAAAGTCGATACTGACGATGCCGAGACGACGCCAGATGGCGGCGGTGATGAAATCTCTCTTGAGGATTTGCATGCCATGGTCATGCTGAAGTCGCGCGCAGGGCATCAAAGCACGATCCGCGAGTTTCTGGACGGGTTTAATGCGCGGAAACTGAGTGACCTGACATACGATCAGCGGCGTGGGATGCGTGCATTGGTCGAAGCCTTGGGGGATAAAAAATGAACAAAGAAAACCTGAAGACCCTGATCGCGACCGTCGAAGAGGCCGGAAAGAGGGGTGAGTTCGACCTGGACCATTACACGCATGAATGCGGCTCGCCCGCATGCATTGCGGGATATGCGGCACACTTGCTGGGCCGATTACCAACCGATTTTGCGCTTAGCAATTACGACTTCCACAAAATCCTCGCGGATTATCTGGACGTGCACATGTACGAGGCGAGTGAGATCGCTGAGGGTTTCTGCGACATCGACGGGATAAACGTAGAACCGAGGTCCAAGGAGGCCGTACAGTATCTGAAGGACATGTTGGAGGCGGGCCGCGTGCTAACGTGGCACGACTACTTTGACGCACATGGTTGGGGCTAGATCGATGGCTCAGATCGCACACGCCAAACTGGGCGCAAGCAACGCCCACCGATGGATGGCCTGCCCAGGCAGCGTGGCTGCGGAAGATGGGCTACCCGACAAGACAAGCCCGTTTGCGCTTGAGGGGACTGAGGCGCACGACCTTGCGGAGAAAGCGTTGTCGGCTGAGTTCCCTCAAGCGGTTCTGGATGAGTATCCGAACAGCGAGATGGCCGAGTTCGTGCGCGTCTACACTGACTATGTTTTGGCGCATTCCACGCCCATCGCCGCGGACGCGATGGAAATCGAACAGCGCGTTGATTACAGCGACTGGGTTCCCGGTGGCTTTGGCACCGCAGACGCTGTGATCGTGAACGGGAACACCCTCCACGTCGTTGATCTCAAATACGGCATGGGTGTGCGCGTCGATGCCGAGGAAAACCCGCAGGGCATGCTATATGCTCTCGGCGCTTATGCAATCTGGTCGATGTTTCAGCATATTGATCGCGTCTTGATAACCATCGTGCAGCCAAGGCTGGATCACATCAGCGAATGGGAGATCACCGTCCCGGCGCTGCTGCGCTGGGCTGAACTGGCGAAGCAACGCGCGGAGTTGACCGCAGAGGCAGACGCCCCGCGCGAGCCGGGGGAAAAGCAGTGCCGCTTCTGCAAAGCAAAGGCGTCATGTCAGGCGCTGATGAGGCACACCGAGGCGACGTTGCTTTCGGACTTTGACGACCTCGACAACATGCCCAAAGCCAACACGCTTACAGAACAGCAGATGCGCGTGGCCCTCGACGCCAAGCCGCTGATCGAAGGTTGGTTGGGTGCGATTGAGAAGTTGGCCAAGGATCGTCTTGAAGATGGTGACGGGTTTCCGGGCTACAAGCTGGTCGAGGGGCGCAGCAATCGTAAATGGTCTGACGAGCGGGAAGCCGAAATGGCTCTGACAGAGTTGCTGGGGGACAAGGCGTTCAGCAAACCCAAGATCGTTTCCCCGGCGCAAGCCGAAAAGGCGTTGGGTAAGACCCGCGCCGCTGAGATCGGGGGATTGATTATCAAGCCCCATGGCGCACCGACACTTGCGCCAGAAAGTGATAAGCGACCAGCCATTGGCGTGTCGCTAGAAGATTTCGGTGATGTCACCGAATAGCCGCAACGCCCTGTTGCAAAAACCTGAAAGGTAATAAAATGTCAAAAATCAAACTGAACAACGTCCGCATCTCGTTCCCAAGCCTGTTCCGCAAGGCGACGTTCTCAGGCGAGGAAACAAAGTTCGAAGCGACCTTCTTGTTGGACAAGGAAACGCAGGCAGACAAGATCGCAGAGATTGAGACTGCGATCAGCGACTTGACCAACAACAAGCTGAAGGGCGCAAAGCTGAAGGCTGACAAAATCTGTCTCAAGGATGGGGACGATATTGACTACGTTGGTTATGCCGGGAACATGTCGATCAAGGCGTCTAACGCCAAACGCCCGATGGTTCTGGATCGTGATCTCACCCAACTGGCAGAAGAAGACGGGCGCATCTATGCTGGGTGTTATGTGAACGGGGTTTTGGAACTCTGGGTGCAGAACAACCAGTACGGCAAGCGTATCAACGCGAACCTGCTGGGTGTCCAGTTCATCAAGGATGGTGAGCCGTTTGCGGACGGTGTCACAGCCAGCCTTGACGACTTCGATCATTTTGATGACCTGGAAGACGACTTCATGTAAAATTTTAGGGGCGGCGCTTGTCGCCCCTTTGCTCATGCCGGATATGGAGGACACCCCTCATGGCGCTAATACTCGACGTAGAATGCTACCGCGACTATTTCCTGATATGCTTCCTTGATCGACAAAACGGCAAGGTGGCGTCCTTCGAGATGTACGACGGTAAGCCGCTGAACGTGGCGAAGGTTGCGAACTTGATGCGCAACCACTTGACGATCAGCTTCAACGGGAACCACTACGACCTGCTGATGATTGCGGCAGCGCTGCAAAACCGTAGCTGCGAAGAACTCAAGGAACTGAGCGATACGATCATCACCAGCGGCAAGCAGGCGTGGCAGATCGGCAGGGATGAGAAGATAAAGATACCACCGCAGTGGGACCACATCGATATCATTGAGGTCGTGCCGGGACGGGCGAGCCTCAAAGTGTACGCGGGGCGGCTGGGGTATCCCAAGCTGCAAGACCTACCCATTGAGCCAAGCGCAAGCATCTCGCCAGGAGATCGTAAACTGCTGAAAAAGTATTGCGCGAACGACCTGCGTGTGACCGACGGGTTGTTTTGCTCAGTTGATAAGCAAGTGGCTCTGCGGGCTGACATGGGTGAAGAATATTTTGTCGATCTTAGATCGAAGTCTGACGCCCAGATCGCGGAAGCCGTGCTGCGCTCGGAAGTGGAAACCGTAACCGACAAGCGCCTAAGACCGACGAAGTACAAAGACGATCAGACGTTCCGCTACGTGGACCCAAAGATCATTTCTTTTAAGTCACCAGAACTCAACGACATCCTGCGTCGCGTGTTAGATGAAAAATTCGAAACCGGGGCCAACGGTTCTATCGTCATGCCGCGCTGGTTAAAAGACACCAAGATCGCAATCGGTGACGGTCAATATCAGATGGGTGTGGGGGGTCTGCACTCATGCGAGAAGGGCCAGAGCGTGTACGCTGGGGCAGGCAACGTCTTGGCCGACTTCGACGTGGCGTCGTACTATCCGTCCATCATCTTGCAGCAGGGTATCACGCCAGACAACATGGGCGACGTGTTCTCGCGGGTTTACCAAAGCATCGTTGATCGGCGGATCAAAGCAAAGAGAGCGGGCGACAAGGTGACAGCGGACACGCTGAAGATTGTCGTCAACGGTAGCTTTGGGAAACTGGGAAGCAAGTACAGCGCCCTCTACGCGCCGAACCTCTTAATCCAGACCACCCTGACCGGACAGTTCGCATTGCTGATGCTGATCGAACGGTTGGAAAAGATCGGGGTTAAGGTCGTCAGCGCGAACACCGATGGGATTGTGGCGTTGTACCCCAAGAGCCTTGAGGACGAAGTTGGGGTGGTGATGTGGAACTGGGAGTTGGACACGTCTTACACCTTGGAACGCAGCGACTACCGCAGCCTGCACTCGCGCGATGTGAACAACTACATTGCGATCAAACCTGACGGCTCTACGAAGCGCAAGGGTGCTTTTGCCGAACCGGGGTTGATGAAGAACCCGCAGTTCACAATCGTGTCCGACGCGGTTGCCGCACACCTCGCAGGCAAAGCCGATTACTGGGAAGTCATTCGTGGGTGCCGAGACATCAACAAGTTCGTGATGCTGCGCAAAGTCACTGGCGGTGCAATGTGGCGCGATCAGGCTTTGGGTAAGGCGGTGCGTTTCTATTACAGCACAGATGTCGGGCCAGACGAGACGATCAACTACGCCAAGAACAGCAACAAAGTTCCGCAGAGCGACGGCGGCAGGCCGTGCCTTGATTTGCCAGAAGAGTTCCCAGAGGATGTGGATGTTGAACGGTATGTGGGGATGGCGCAGATGGTCTTTAAGCAGGTGGGGGTGAGTATATAAAATGCTTGAACGTGATGTGGAGAAGGCGCTGGTGCGCAGAGTTAAAGCGCTGGGCGGTACATGTGAGAAGTTCACTTCGCCCACCAAGCGGTCTGTGCCTGACCGCATCGTCACAATGCCTGGGGGCAAAATCATTTTCGTTGAGTTGAAAGCACCGGGGAAGAAACCGACGCCCCTACAAGAGCGGGACCACGCGGCTCGCAGAGCGTTGGGCTGTGACGTGCGGGTGATCGATAACAAGGATGACGCGAATGCTTTCACGCCATAACCTTCACGCCTACCAAGAGCGCGCGGTCAGCTTTATCCTCAAAGAGAAGCGTTGCATGTTGGCGCTTGAGATGGGGCTGGGGAAAACGACCTCAACCTTAACCGCGATCTGCGACATGCTTGACGGCTTTCTAGCACGGAAGGTTTTGGTCGTCGCACCGCTGCGCGTTGCGAACAGCGTGTGGGCGCAGGAGACGCGGCTGTGGGGCCATCTCAAGCACTTGCGAGTGTCAGTCGCCACGGGTAGCGACAAGGCGCGCAGGCAAGCGTTGAGCCTCGACGCTGACATCTATGTCATAAACCGTGAGAACATACCGTGGCTCGTTGAGCATTACGGGTCGCGCTGGGACTTTGACGTTGTCGTGATTGATGAAAGTTCATCGTTCAAGAACGCGTCGAGCAAACGCTTTAAGGCGCTGCGCAAGATGCTGCCAGAGATTGACAGCGTCGTCCTGCTGACCGGGACACCCAGTCCGAACGGCCTTCTTGACTTGTGGGCGCAGATGTATTTGGTGGACTACGGCGAGCGTCTTGGCCGCACTCTGACAAACTACAAGCAACGGTTCTTTGAGGCCGACTATTGGGGTCGTAAGTTTGAGCCGCGCAAAGGCGCAGACCATAAGATACACGACCTGCTGACAGACAAAATCATTCACATGAGTGCTGACGATTACTTGGATGTCCCGGCGCGGATCGATCTTAGCGTGAAAGTTCCGTTGAATGCCACCACGCTGCAAAGCTACTTGCATTTCGAACGGACCATGTTGGCCGAACTGGACGACGGTGAAGAAGTCGAGGCATCCACCGCCGCCGTGCTGGCGAACAAGTTGATGCAGTACGCCAATGGCGCACTCTATACCGATGCCAACGGGAACTGGTCAGAGACACACAAGGCGAAGCTGGACGCGCTTGCAGAGATCGTTGAAGACAACGAGGGGGAAACGATGCTTGTGGCCTATAACTACAAGTCCGATCTCGCCCGCTTGCTGAAGAGGTTCCCGCAAGCCAGGGTTTTGGATAAAAAGCAAGAAACGATTGATGCTTGGAACCGTGGCGAAATCCCAATGCTCTTAGCCCACCCTGCCAGTGCTGGGCACGGGCTTAACTTGCAGAAGGGTGGGGCGCTGTGCGTGTGGTTTGGATTAAACTGGTCGCTTGAGCTATACCAACAGTTCAACGCGCGCCTTCACCGACAAGGGCAAACGCGCCCCGTTAGGGTGGCGCATATCTTAGCCAAAGGCACTATCGATGAGCGCGTGATGAGCGTGCTTGGAAACAAAGACGCCGTGCAGCGCAACTTGCTGAACGCATTGAAACCGCCAACCGGAAGGTAACACCATGACCAACGAAGAACTCGACAATCTTGTGAGAGACTTGCGCATCGCGCACCGCTTTCCCAACCAGCGCGCCGTCTTCAAGCTGTGCGACACAGCGGCTGACGTGATCAAAGAGTTGCGCGAAAAGAAAAAGGCGTCAGCGCCTAAACGCCAACGCCAAAAGGAAGAGCAAGAAAAGCTTTTTTAGCGTCCGCCGCCACCGCGCAAACGGCGAACATCTTGTGGCGCAAGACCCGTTTCTCGTTGTATCGCCCCACCTGCGGGGATTAATCCAAGACCCGCAGAAAGACCTTGTCGCGTTCCTTGCCTGATCAGGTCTTCTGGGCGACCCGAAATTGTAGCCATGTTATCCAACATCGCACGAAGCGATGCCAATTCAGACGGGCCGCGCTGGCGGGCGGCAAACGGTGAGATTTGACTAAGTATGTCTTGACGGGTTTCTGGCAAACTTTCCCCGCCGAGTGCGGCAATCCTTGCTATTTCGGATTGGAGGGTTCCCTGTTGCGTGGCGAGGCGGTCGATCACGCCTTGCGCGCTTTGAGCCGCGTCACTGACCGCTTCAGCGGCGGCTAGACGGGGCGCTGTTGGTGAACCACCACCAAGCGCGCGCATTCTTAGAGGTGCAATGGCTTGCTCCAAACCTGCAATGAAGCTATCCGCTTGATCTCCTAGCACCATGCGTAATTTGTCTTGCGCCTCGCGCGATCCTAGTTTGCGCAAGGCATTGACCGCTTCCCTAGCTTCTTGGTCATCTGGGTTAAGATTTGAAGATACGCGCGCCATGATATCATCAATATATTGCCGCATGCCGCTACGGACATTTCCCAGTTCACCGGGGGTCATATCCGAAATGGCTATTTGCACGTCTTCACGCCGCATAGACCCCAGAACATCAAACCCCGTTTCAAAAGCCTCTCTGCTACCAATGACTTCAGCAGCCGCAGACCGGGCAGCGCCATATTCAGGTACAAGCTCGTCTAGCGTGTTGCGAATGTTGGTTTTCAAAGATGTGAGGGTGACAACATCTTCTGCCTCACCCGCTCTGACGGCGGCGCTTGCGCGACCTTGCAGGGCACGGGTGATGTAGTCGATTTGTCTAACATCCGGCAGCGTCTCAAAACCAGTGATGTTTCCGGCAGCGTCAAGTTCTGCGAGAATTTGGTTTGATCGCTCGCCTTCACGGCGCATCAAAGTGTTGGCACGACGAATGATGTCGTCATCAACGCGATCAATAAGGCGCTCAAGCGCAGCACCTTGAGGGGTTGAGTAGTCAATGCTCTGCGCATAGGCGTTGTCGTACACTTCTCTGCGCGCAGATTGTGTATTTTTCATAAGCTGCGCCTGCTGCAATCGGACGCCAGACGGTACACCCAAAGCATCGTCAAGTTGCTCAACTAAATTACGAGACGCCTCATCGGCTTGGCTCGTAATAAGTTCGCGAGCTTCTGTCCGCCCTGCTGATGGAACAGACATCCCAAGGTCTAACAGAGAACGCATCTCGTCTGATGTTTCCGCAAGAGAACGCGGCACGCTGGCTTCCGCAATGTCGCCACCCGCCTCAAAGCCGCGTGCAACAGATGCAACCTGCGCTGCGGGTGGTGTCAGCCCCAGCTCACCAGCAATATTACTTTGCCGAACTCGCGTCGGTGCGCCAGCCAATTTACCAACCCCAGCCCCCAGCAATGGACCCAAAGGCCCAAGGGCTGCACCCGTTAAAGCCCCAGTTCCCCCGCGCTGTATTGCTGATACGCGTCGAGATTCCGGGTCTGTGCCAGCGCCGTACCCGCTGACAACGCCTTCCGCCCCACCTGCCACCGTGCCACCAAGCGCCCCGCCAACTAACGCCTTACCAAGACTCAGCGCGCGCCCTGGAAGCGCGAGTGGAGCGGCAAGAACCCCTGTACCAATCCCTGTTCCGAGTTGAGTTAGCATAGCCTCTGTAGGTCGTGCTTCCATCATGGAGTCGGCTGCAAAACGCTGCGCGGCTGCGGCTTCTGGCCCGTATATCATGCCCGTAAGTTCATCGGTGTATTCGCCAACAAAAGGGATGCCTCGAAGGGCGCTGGCCCCCCTACTTAGCTGCGGTGCATCCTGCACTTGTTGTTCTGCGATGCTTCGTCGCGAAGCCTGCCCAGGTGTCAAACTTTCAGACATTATCTGAGCTATGCGGTCTGGGTCGTTGGTGGCGTATCCTTCTGATACATACGCATCAGTACCATCTTCCGTGTTGCGAATGACTACGCCCGCTGAAGACGCCCCTGGGTCGCTTTCACGCACGGCGTCATATGCTTCTCGCGCATTATCGGCGGTCACAGTGGCTCTACGCCCGTCCATTGTGAAAACACGGAATGTAATTTGTCCCATTGGCTCAGTTATCCCAAGTTACGTTTGGTGTACTGGACGCTTGCCCGCTTGAAGCGCGTTGGCGATCAATAGCGCTTTGCCCAATTCTGCGCATTTCCCGTAGCGTTGTTATTGAACCAATTGGGTCGTCCGGGTCTAGATTACCCCGCATGGCCGACAGGGCTTTGCGTTCAGAATCAGAGAGAGCGCCGACAGTTACTTCCCCCAAAGCTTCAAGCAGAGTGCCAGTTTTCAATGTTTCAATCGCCCCCAAGAACCGTTGGTACTCAGGCGATTGAACAAAAGTTTCCCAAGCCCGCCCCGCACGGGTCATAAGCATTGGGTTTATAACTTCCTCACCCGTTGAGGGGTCAAAACCTTCAATTAAGAAATCAAGAGATTCATCAATAAGGGGGAGCGTTAGTTGTTCTGCTTTTTCTGCCGCCCTTTCAATTTCTGTCGCCACTTCCTTGGCCGCAGTTTGGCTAGCCGCGAGAGCCTCGCGTTCTTCGCGTAGGCGATCAACTCGACGCTGCGCTTGTTCAATCATTGGCCCGTAATCCAAGCCTGTGATACCGCCCGTGATAGCTGTTTTGGTCAATTCATCAAGAGACTGATTAGCCTCTGCGATCTGTTGATCTAAGGCTGAAATTTGTTCCGCTGGTGTTGCCGCAGCAGCAGGCTCGGTTGGTATTACCGCGGCAGCAGGGTCGGTTGGTGTTGCCACAGCAGCAGGGTCGGTTGGTGTTGCCACAGCAGCAGTAGCAGCCGCAGGGGCAGGTGACGGCGTTACCCCACCACCCATTGCAGCGCGCGTTTGCGAAATCAGATTGCGGTATAGGTTGGCCGTTTCCGTATCACCCGTGGCTTCAGCAAAAAGCAAGGCTTGCTGAAGGTTCATAAGGCTTTGGGCTTGGCCTTGAGTTCTCAGCCGCTCGCGTTCCCGCGCACTTTCATAGCCCCCAAGCGTTTCCGCAAAGAAGTCAGTGTCACGGCCAGCAAACGATGCCCCTGCGTCTCGCAGAGCCGCGAAGCCCAGCATCATACGCTGCTGCCGCGACAGGTTGGCGTATGGGTCGGTCGGGCTTGTATCCGGCGCGTCGGAAAAGCCGCCAAAAAGGTTGCTCATAAACCCTTGGGGCTGCGGATCAGGTGTCATCGCCATGCTTGGTACTCCTTGAGGGGCTGCGCCCCCGATGTTTTCTTGCGCCCATGCCCGTGCCCAATCCGGCGTACTTGTGCTGCGGTGTGACGGCCCCCAATAGCGCGACGGCCCCACGTCAAAGTGCAGGGTGTTGTCGTAAAACCCAAAGCCCGTGAAACCTGCGTCCCGCGCCTGAGAAGCCAACGCCAAGCGTTGGTCGATCGGCATTCCACGCACGTTAATGTCAAACGCATTCCCGTGCGTGTGCTGACTGTTCGACGCGCCTCCGACTTGGCGATTATACTGCGGGCTACGATAACCGGATATAACGTCGAGCGGTTGGCCGTATGCCGCGTTCAAGGCGTCGTAGGCTGCTTGCGCTTCTGGACTGATAGCCATTTACAAAAACCTTAAACCGGAGCCACGCCTTGCTCAATTCGCAAGCCAGCATAGTTGACCCGCAGATATCCGTCTTTGCCTGTCTCAACCAAGTGCGGGTAAATCTCTTCAAGCTCTTGGGCAATAACACCCATTGGCGGTGTGTCATCGGCCCCAAGGCGCTTGGCCTCATCGTTCCATGTCCACCTATAATACTTTACGCCGTTCTCAGTCGCGAGGTGCTGGATGTTATCCTTCAAGCGTCGATCAGACATAGCCCCTATGCCTTGGCCCAAAGAGCCAAGCCCACTAAGAATATCCCCAACCCCAGGGGAACTTGTTTGCGTCGTGCTTGTACCCGACAGTGAGCCGACCGCGCCTGCTGCACCGCCCAGCGCGGAAAGTTGTTGCAGCGGAAAATTTTGCTGGCGCATGAACTCGTTGATCTGCGCGTTGAGGATGTCTTGCTCAGTGCCTTGCTGCAAAGCCCCTAGCTGTTGCATACCCGCCGCAGCTTGAGCCGCAGCGCCTTGACCCATTTGCAGTTGGGACATCGTGGCTGCTTGCGCCTCGTTGTAACCTTGACGCATCAAGTTGGCGATCATCTCGTCTCGGCCCAGTTCGTACTGCGCTTGGCGTTCGCCCTCATAAACACCACGACGCTCATTGCCGAATGCGCCAGCGCGCGTGATGTCTGCCATCTCGCCAGTGCGGGCAATTTCACGCTCGCGGGCCATTCGAGCCAAGGTGGGGTCGATGACGTTTTGCGTGTAGCCCGAAAGATTGGCTTGGTTCATGGCCGTATAGTCTTGCGGCGTCATCGCGGACACATCACCAATGCCCTGGTAGTATTGCTGCGCGCCCATCGACAGGGGTGACACACCAGCGACCATCGGGCCTTCGAACGGGTTGAACTCCATCCCCGCGACTTCTTCCGCAGCCGGGAAGTATGTGCCTCTGTAATAGTCCTCAACGTATTCGGGCATATCCACCCGTGTCGAACTTGTTTGGCTACCGCCCATGCTACAACTCCATTTCGTAGACGCGGTGCGTCTCTTTGAACCCGTGTTTCGGTGCGTGTTTCAGCCACCCCAACCGCGCGTCGGCAGAAACCCTATCGCAGTTCATATCAGCAGCAAATCGTTTCATTGTGTCCAACGCCTCGTCTATCCACATTGACATGTCTTTTCCAGCGACGTGCATAATTTTTAAAATTCGGCTTCGAGGGTGCTGAATTATTTCCGTCACCAGAACGGCCTTCAGCGTGTCCTCACCAACGATCACCCAAAGCTGGACCTGCCCAGTTAGGATCGCCGCGTAAATGTCCTCAGTCCCAACGTCTCGCGCGATACGCCGCTGCGACAAAGCTAGGACAGGCTCTGCAATCTCCCAAACCAAATCGACTTGGTCTTTTCCGATCAATTGCACTCGCGGTGTCATACTACCCCATTATCCAAAAAGTGTCACGCATGTAGCCTCGTAATACCTATCGTGGTCGCAGGCGCTGCCGGGGCGTATGCCGTCGCCGCCACGGCATCCAAAAAGCCGCTGGTGCTATCGACGGCCCACGCCGCTTCAAGATAGTCTCCAGCCGACACTGTGAAAGTCGTGGCACGCGACACGACGGTCGTGGCGTTGTTTTGGTGCAAACCGGCGACGATGGTGCTGCCCGTCTGATCAACGCCGTTGATACGAGGCCAAAATCGGAACAGCACAGTTGACCCGGATGTAGAACTGATCTGCGCCGAAAACGACACCATGTAGTGACCGCCTTCTTCGAAGACGATGCGTGACGCCGGGGTGCCGTTCGTAATGCCGTCTGACAAAGAGGCTGTGAATGTCAGCGGGTACGCGGTATCGACCAGCGCGGCGGTGACATCGGACGTGATCGTACCAGCGTAATGCCCGCCTTCGAGAACCACTTGACGCCACTCGTTGTTCTTGGACACGACAGGGTAGCCGTTGACGTTGTCCCACAACAGGATGCCGTTTTCAGACGGGTTGTCGTCGGTATCTTTAAAATTAAGGCGCACAAGCTGGCGCAATAAGGATCGCACAAGTTGACCGCCCCATGCGCGCCAATCGTCGCCTCGCGGCTGTGGTATCTGCGGTGCGCTCATCGACGACCTGCTTCTGTCGCGTTGATGCGAGGAACACCGAACCGCCAGCCCGTGAGCGTACTCCCTGTCACACGCATCCGCGCTTGGCGTCCGCTGAAGCGAATGCTTGTAGGGTTGCCCATGGTATATGGGCCGTGCGAAGTCTCTGCGCCATTGGGGTAACGTCGCGTCTTGAACGTCAGCGTCACATCGCCTTGCGTACCTTCGTCGGGTATCAGCTTATGGGCATTCAAAAGGCGTTCCCCATTGCCAAGCATTGCTGGCCCGCTTTCGGCAAACACCTCTAAGCCGTCGTAAGTGAAGCCTGTTTCGTGGTCATATAGATCGCTTGTGGCGTCGGCGTAGATTGGCGTGCGGAACACGCCACGGTCAAAGCCCGCTGTCCGATCCATTTTGCCGATCAGCCAATGGTTTTCCTTATAATCGTAGGCGACATAACTGTCGATCTCGGTCGAGCCAGCCGAGCAATAGAACCACCAGGCTTCGCCGTGCTGCCCGTTACTTACCGCCCAGGTTTTACTGATCTGGGCGGTGTTGATGTCTTTGAAGACCGCGTCGTGGACCTCGCAAGGCAACTCTTGCACGTTCTGACCATCAAACCGAAAGAAACCACGTTGGCCCATCCAGAACACGCCGTTGTCAGTTGCGGTGATAGCTTTGCGCGCGGCGAGGCCGCAGGACGATCCTACGCGTTCCCACTGGTAAACAAAGGGTGGCCCGACGTAGATGGCGCGATGAGCGTCAATATCTGTCACCACAAGAGTTTGCCCATCGGCGCGTATGCCCGCCATGATCTGGCCGGGGGTCTGAAGCGTTTGCGATCCCGCCTGATTGGTAGCGGCGGCAGTCCACGTCGTGTTGTTCTCTTGGTCACACCACGCGACTTTTCGCGGGTCGTTATCCGCGCCCAGCGCAAACAAAAAACGCTCTTCTGTGACAACCAAGCCGACACACCCTGTCGGGGAATTGGTGATCTGCGCGGCCAAAGCGCCCGTGTTTAGCTGCCACTCGTAAATCTTACCGTCAGATACGCTGCACGCGACAAGGTATTGGCCAAAGTTGTCCAGCGACCACGTCGTCGCTTCGCTGAAGTTTCCGGCGTCTGGCCTCACCGAACCGTACACATCCGATCCAAAAAAGCCGCCCCCAAAACCAGTGTTGACCGCAGCGTCTTCAATGCCACTCGCCAGCCCGCTGGGCGTAATGTCAGTGATCACACCACCTGACGTGACCACCTTCAAGCTGTCGTATGTGCCGCCCGCAATCCAGCGAGCGCCACTGTTGTCTTGCCATGCTATTAGCGCTCGCGGGGCTGCGCTGAACATGTTTGAGACACGTTCCCGCCAACCGCCGATTGGCCGCAAGCTACCCTCGCGCCAGCGGACCAAGCTCCCGTCGCGCCAACGGCCCGCCCCCTCAAGGTCTGTGCCGTTGCGAAAAAACCCTGGCGGCAGCTTTAGAGATATAAAAGGCACGTCAATCTCCCGCGAATGGATCAAGCCAGCTTTGTGACAATTAAGCTAGCGCCTTGAGGGTTAATGCCAGAATAATCCGTTGAGGGTCGGCTTGAAACATTAGCCGACGCATAAACCTGCAACTCGATATCAGCGGGAGACGCGAGAGTTACTACGCCCGTAGCGTGCATAGAGGCGTTGCCACTATCCCCATCGCCGTCAACTAGCCTCATTGCGGCACTTGCGGCAATAGATGTTGACGCAGTTGTGTTCTGAATGCGTAGTTGTACATTGTCTCTCTGCTCGCGGTCCGTAACCGCAAAGGCTTGCATAAGGTACGTCCCCGAAGGCAGGGTGACTACGTTGGAAGATATAGACGCCCCGGAAATATCATTGTGGCTTTGCTCGATCTGCCGCTTTACCCATGTATCGTTCGTTATGTCAAAGCGGGCAGTCTCAACAGCGACGAGAATCCTTGTTTCAATCGCTGCTTTAACTTTAGCAGGCGTTACAAGAGCCTCGGTAGTGCTTGTACCCGCCTCCCAATCCGATTCCGGCAGGATATTAATGTCGACGCCCACCACGTCGCCGTCGCTGTTCCATTGCGCATATTGGCCACTTGTTCCAGCCGTGCCTGTCACAAGCACGTTGTCAGCGCCCGTAAGGCTTGTCACACCGTCAAGCAAATTAAGCTCGGTGGCAGACGCCGTCAGCGCGTTGTAGTTCGTCAACGTCCAAGTGACGCCGTCAAGCAAGTTAAGTTCAGTTGTACTTAAGGTTGCCCCATCAAGTATCGCAAACTCTGTTGCGTTGGTCCCACCAAGCAAAGTGTCTAGTGCGCTCCAATTCGAGTTCAGATAACCACCCCAGGCGTCTTCATCTCCACCGACAGTTGGCAGGTTCCACGAATAGTTTGTTGTGCTAGCGGGCATGTCACGTCTCCTTACGGGGGCATATTAGCCTATTCCGTTAAGACAAGCGAGTAGCTTGCGCGTAAAGCGTAAATTAGCTCTTGACGTGACGCGACACGGCTGCTATCTGTGACGTATCACAAAGGAGAACGACAATGACAAACGACGAACTGCAAGACTTAGCTCAACTCAGGAGAACCGACATGACCATATGGAAAATCAAGGGATACGACAGCTTGCTGGGGGAACACTACACTTGCCCCGAGATATACGAGACCCGCGATGAGGCGCAAAAGAGGTGCCGTTCCAACGAATGGGCCGAGGCCATCAGCACGACGCCCGCCGCCTAACACCCACCGCCCCGGCCCAGCGCCGGGGCAGCCAAGGAGAAAACGATGAACCGACCACACCGCATCCAAGAGCTAGACGACACCGTCCAGCGCTTGGTTGGCACTGTCGAGGCCGTCAGCGCCTCGCCAGTCACCCGCGCTAATTTGCTCATCCGCGCTGCTGCAATCGTGCTGCGCGGTGAAGATCCACGAT